AGCGTGAAGTCTACTGCGATTACTTAACAATCAAACGCGATATACGTGGAGCCTTGCGCATAACTAAACGTAACTAGGAGAACAGAACAATGATGGGAGTCTATGGATTTGTACCATCAAGAGGCTACTCATTGCCCTTGTATATTGGATACTCAAAAAACATACACAAAAGAGTAAGGCAGCATTTCTTAGATAGAAAGCCTTACGCTCATGTAGATCACTGCATTGTTGTACAAGAGTTTATTGACAAAGAAGAAGCATTAGAATGCGAACGCAATCTAATTAAAAAGTTTAGACCAAAATACAACATCGCAAATGCAAGCAGAAACAATATGAGATTATTAAAGATGCCAGAAACATATGTTGTAGAGAGCATCGACTACATGCTGGATCGCATTCAGCCTTACCCTTGGAAGAATTATTCGATGATTGATCGAATTAATTTTAACCTAAACAGACAATGGATAGAGGAGAACACCAATGTCTAAAAATATAGTAAGCCTACTAATCAAGGCGCGTAAAGATATACAGCCACCTGCAAAGACTGGCACCAACCCACACTTCCGCAGCCGTTATGTAACGCTCGAAGGTTGCATCGAAGCAGTGACACAGCCATTGGCTAATCACGGTTTCTTTCTTAGCCAACAAGTATTTACCAATGAGCATGGCTCGTTTGTAGATACTATTCTTATGCATGAAGACGATCCCACTTGGGAGATAGTTTCTCATGTGCCACTTGTACTTGGCAAGAATGACATGCAGGGATTGGGCAGTGCCATTACCTACGCTCGTCGGTATGGCATTATGTCTTTACTTAATCTTCCCGCAGAGGATGATGATGGCAATGCAGCCTCGCGCTCAAGCGGCCCGCCAAAAGGCCAAGCGCAGAGCAGCGGAGGCGATGCTTGGTAATGCTTACAAAGGTGGTAAAGAAACTCTGGAAAGGTGAGTATGTTTCAATAAGAGATTATGAGGCAGAGGCCGCAATCAAACAAGGCGGCCTCAAGCTTATACATAATAACAAAATTATGTATCTTGAGCCTTTTCAAATTGAAAGCTTAAAGCCATCAAGCAAAGTTTTTAAATCTAAAACAGGAGGAAGAGATTACCAACTAATAGATATAAAATTCCTACCAGACGATCCTCGTCAAGATAAACTTATTTAGCTAAAGGAGCCAGAAGCATGGCAGAATATGACAACACAAATGATGGCGTGGCATTCCCACCCTTTGAAGACATGAAGATGATCTTGCAGGGCAAGATGAATGTTGAAGGTAGAGAAGGACGTTATGCAATTGTTCGTCGTGAAACCAAAGGTGGTCGTGAGATCATGGAGGTCTACGAAAAAGTTGGTGTAATGTTTAAACAAGAAGGTGGCAAAGAAGGTGCGCCTGATTACACTGGCAACATGTACAACATGCAAGACAAACAGCAGCCGTGGACTGACCCACATCCCAACCGCAGGGTCGCGGGATGGCGCAGAATGAAAGATGGTAAGCCATACATGTCATTCAATATCTCAGAGCCACAAGGCAAGGCTGCATCACAAGCCTTGAAAGATGATGACATTCCCTTTTAAATAGAGATGTTCTCCGTGGGAGGTACACACTGCCTGTTCATCGCAGATTTTGCCTCAGCCTCCCACTAAACTAGCCAGCCTTCGGGCTGGCCTTTTTTTCAGAAAGGAACAACACATGGTAAACATTACAGAATCTTTCACTAAACTATACGGCAGACCACCAAACGAAATTGAACTCGCAACAATGTGGCAAATGAAACGAGAGCAAGAAGGATTCAAAAAGCAATTATCAAAAGAAAAAACGTGTGGCATCAAAAGAATCAGAGAGCCAGTGACACCCAAGGCATTGCCAAAAGACACTGACACACGAAAATGGCCCTACCGCGCAACAAAAATGGCAAAGATGATTAACCGTATGCTGATCGTTCAAGTAAGAATAGATGACATAGCATATGTTCTTGGTGTCACAGACAATGTTGTCATGTCAGAAATAAAAAAGTGGAAACTTCCACAACACAATGATGGGTAATCGTGTGGGCAGTGCTATGTAAATGATCGGGATATAGCTGCTGGCTTGGACGCCACTGCCCACCAAGACAACTTATCAAAACAAAAGGAGAGCGCAATGGAAACTTACTTTATATTTACAATAGCTTATGTGTTAAATGGATACCCAATGGAATCCAACATACTACTCGAAAGTAGTGCCAAGTGTCAGCAAGTTATTCGTGCCAGTGAAGAACTATCAGATGCATTGCCAGCCGATTTGTTTTGCAAAGATACTGGTATATTATCTAAGTCTTTGCGCCCTAAGCTTAGGCCATCAATTCAAAGTGAGGGCCATCAAGAAACGGACGCCTGCCCTCAGAACGACGAAGGTCAATGTAAGCGTTCATAGCATCTTCAGCCGAGCCTTTATACGCGCGTATGTCACCCTCGCTCCACGCTGCACCCCACTTAATCGACGCGCCAGTTTCTTTGGCAGCCGCTGCCATTGCATCACATATTTCGTCATAAACATTTAACTCCCAACAAACATCACCATCAATGTAAGCTAATACATCGACAGCATGAGAGTATTCATCTGACTGTGGGATATGTTTACTATTCATAGTTTGAGAGCGACCAGTAGCCACAAGCTTCTTTTGCTCTTCAACTGTACGCAATCCGCATGTCACACCAAAGTCAACGCGCGTTAGTTTAATAGCTAACTTCACAGTCTCAACCATGTCAGGGCGCACACCTTCCAGCTTACCAAGACTTCGCTTGCTTAAATTAAAACTCATTTCTTTAACCCTCTCATAGTACGGATTCCAAACGATGCAGCTATGGAAGCATACATTCCCCATTGAACCCATAATGGTGTTGTCTCCAGATTAGCAAACCCTTGTGCCATTGTCTCTTGCATAGAAGGAATGAAGTTGGCACATAAAATTAAAACGAAAACCACAGTCCATAGCTCGTCTTTCCAACTGTCCTTACTGGCTTCGATGGCAGATTGTTCCCAATCCATTTCGCCAGTGGCCTGTTTAAGTTTAATCTCTGCGTTTGCTTTCTGAACCGCTGTCTTGCCATCAATGTAAGAAGTAGCAAGCCCACCAATCGCTGATACAATCTGACCAATCATACAGACCCCCGATCCGTCTTAGCTTCTTTGTTCATCCAGATTCCAAAGCAACCAGTCAATGCGCCCATGCAAACTGAAACCAAACCAGCCTGTCCATTGCTAGGATCAGGCAACGACATGTACCAGTGTACGCTTTGGTAAGTTAAAATAGTAACCACTAGCATCATCAGCCGTGGGAATATCTTGTATTCATCAATCACTGTGCTTGGCATATAAACGCTCCGCTATCCGTTTATGCGTGGTGATTATAACAACTTTTCCATTTTTGTATACACACCACACACCTGACTTAATTTCTATCAACTGCAAAACATGTGACTGCTTGCCCGACATTCTTAACCATTACCTCTGCCTTGGCCTTTGCTCTGTTGCAATGTGCCTCAGTGCCAAAGGCACCTAGCTGATAATACTCAAACCTACTGTCAATGAAACTGAGCCACACAAGTATCCACATTACCAACGATCCAAGTAAACGCCCAGATAATAGACACAGAGAGCCAAAACAATTACAGCCATGGCAATCCCCGCGAATGTAGCTATCGCTTCCATACGCTCTTCTCTGGCCTTCTCAGCAGCCTTCTTAGCAGCTTGCCTCTGCTTACGAGCCTCAGCTTGCCATTGCTGCCAACGATCCCATGTGCCAGGGGGCGCATATAAACGACAGTAGGATTCTAACTCCTGTCGCTTTTGCTTTAAGTTTTCTAAGTGTTGAAATTCTTCCCAATCACCTTCTGAACCACCAGTGATTGCAGTAAGTGGACTGTTCTTCTTGCGTTGAACAGCCTCCTTTACATCTTCTTCCGCTGAAAGAAACTTACCGACTGCGCCGATAAGTCCCGCAGTTTCTTTACCATTGCTGAGAGCTTGACGGATAACCGAATAAGCGGCGTTCGCAGCCATGATGCTCTCAAGTATAGCCATGTCATCATCCCGACAGGCTCAGTCTTAACAACATAATAATAATAGCTGCCGATGAGCCAATCATAATAGCTTCTAGTCTTTTCACACGGTTGAACAGATCACGAAACTGAATATCCATTTCAGTTTTCATAGCAACGATCTGCTTTTCAATAGTGTCAATGCGCTCATGCGCTGATGCAACAGTACGTTTGTCCATCTCATTCCTCTTACGGTGCTACAGGCCAATCATCATCGGCAATGTTGGGCCACGCTGCCAAGTCTGACATATCACGCAACTCTTGGCGATAGGTTGCCCAAGCTGTCTTGTCCTCATTGCTGAGTGGGCTGTCATTCATTTGCGTCCAATCGCTGTCAGCTAATAGCTTATTGCGTGTGGTGCGATGACCTTCGGCAGTCTTTGCATCTAGACCCGCCTGATAAGCCACCTCATGCTCTGCCTTGGTTGTCGTAACGCCATCCTCTGTGGTGTCTGAGAACATGTCACGGGCAACATACTTTTCTACCCAATCACCGTTGGCGTTTTGCTCAACACCATCACGCACTGATGTTTGATAGTCGCCTACGGTAGCCGCTGGGCTGCGTAGCACTGGGTCTAGGTCTAGTGCATCTAGGGTTGCCGCTTTCCATACACGAGGTAGGGACATGTTGGCGAACTCATTGCGCCACTGCCCTTGGGTCTTTACGACACCTGTTGTTCTGTTTCTGTATTCTGACATGATTGAAAGTCTCCTGTGTCAGTTGATTATGCGATTGCGTAGAAGATGTACTCAACACCATTTTGATTCATGTTGTATGGCCCTTGAACCGCTGTAAAACCAGATGAATAAGGATCAACGCTATCAAAAGCTGTTGTTTCAGCGTTAGTATCGTTTAAGACAAGTAAACTATCATTTCCAGATGTAATACCTCTTTCTGTATCAAACAACATCCAACTGTAAGCTACACTTACGGCTTTTATTAACACGAACCTCGCACCACTTGAAAACCCACAGTCAATATTTTGTGCATCACCTGTGCTTGTGCCATTACCAGTATAACTCCCTACCTTAGACACACCAGCTAGGCTTGCGAATAGGTAGGCTATAAATTTATGCCCAGAATAGTTTACTACACCATTTGAACCCAAAGAAAACACACTGTCCGTTGGCGTTGTATCATTCCAGTTAGTGTCAGTATATGCTGCAGTAGTGGAGTTTAAACGTAGGCTCTTAGTGTTGCCTGTTGCTGAGTGATATACCAACCAGTTTTCAGCTTGATCTCTTTTTTTCACCCACATCATCTCAGGCGCAACACCAAGGTTATGGCTTACAGTACGCCCTGCTGTTCCGTTGCCTGTGTATGCGACTACATCACAGAA